GAACGTTCCCAATATCAGTCGGTGGTGATGCATTATCAATACAATCAAGACCCGGATCACTCGTAAAAGTTGAAGACACACTCTTTGTATTTGTAAATGATATTCTACAAATACCCGGTGAAGCATATTCATTCCCCGGTGGAGCAACAATCACATTTGATGAGGCACCAAAAGCAGAAGATACCCTCAAGGTTCTATTCTATAGAGGAACTGGTGGTGCTGATGTTGTTGATCGAGATGTAATTGCGACTGTTAAAGTTGGAGATACTCTTACTCTTGGATATCATGATACCTTAGATCAAAAAGATTGGTTACAAGAAAATGAAAGAAGCGTAGTCGAAATAACATCATCCAATTCTGTTGATACAAATGCATATAATGGGCCTGGTGTTTATGAAGACACTAGAGAAAAGAGACCAGTTAAGTGGACACAACAGACAGAAGATCTCTTTATTGAGGGTAAGATAGTAAGTAAGAGTCGTGAATTGTATGATGGAAGAATATTCCCAACCACAAATCTAATACAGTCTGTTGGTGTTGGTACAACTATTGCTTACTTAAGTAATCTAAGACCATTCTTTAATGCTAAGAATGAAAACTTAGTTGCAACTGACTTCCAAAAAGATATTGTTATCTTTAATAATGCTGAAAGAGTTGCTGCTGCTGCAACTGCTGTTGTATCTGCTGCAGGAACAATTACATCAGTTGTTATATCTGATGGTGGTAAGGGATATACAAGTGCTCCTACAGTGACAATTCAGAATCCAGTAGGACTCGGAACAACTGCTCGTGCTGAAGCCACTGCAACTATTGCAAATGGATCTGTATCGACAATCACTGTTGGGGTTCAATCTGGTGTTGGATATACAGGAACTAATCCTCCTGTTGTATTAATAGGTGCTCAACCAACTCTTACTGAATCTAATACTGTTGTATCATTCACTGGTGATAGTGGTGTAATTAGTGGTATTGCTATTACAACTGTTGGTGGTATCACTCATCCTACAATTCAATTAGATTTAGTTATACCTTACAACTCTGACTTAAGAAATTCTAATATCACACAAGGTGGTACAAATGGTATTACAACCTCTCATCTTGACATTGGCGATTACTTTGTAATCAAGAACTCTAACGTTGGTTTTGCAATGTCGTCAATGGATTATAATGATGATAGTATAGTTGGTATTGGATCAACTCACATAGATAATGTGTATCGTGTGGCTGCTGTCTCAGGAGTCACAACAGATGCAGTTGGATTTGGTCAAACTGCTATAACTAGAGTAATTGTGAGTGTTGCTAACACTTCTGGACTCGTTGGACTAGCAAATAGTGAATACTATGGTGATTATAGTTTTGGTAAAATAGTCATGTCTGAGCGTAATGTTTCTCGTGCTTACACAATAAATACCTCTAACGGTATCGCTGGAATCGAGACTGGTGTTATATTAACAAGAAAATCTTCCTTAAAAGTAGGAAGTTATACCACATAAATAAATAAAAAATCTAAATAAATGTCTGCCATAATAACTGACCAGATAAGAATATTAAATGCGAAGAATTTTGTAGCTGGAGTGTCTTCATCATCTAATTCTTATTATACTTTTGTTGGTTTGACTGAGCCTACAAAAATTCAAGCAACATGGAATAATAATCCCCCTGCGCCAATTGATAATTTAAATAATCAAAATGATTATTATGATACAATGATTGCCTTAAAAAAGGTAACAGCAAGTGATGTAAAACAAGTAGTAAGAAAGAATAGTTGGACTTCTGGAACAACATATGATTATTATAGACCAGATTATAGTATTAACAATCCACCCAAAAATGGACAGGGAACAGGTTTATATAATGCAACATATTACATAATCAACTCTGATTTCAGAGTTTATATTTGTTTAGAGAATGGCACATCTCCAGAAAATCCTGATGGAAAACCATCTCTTGATGAACCGACGTTTACTGATCTTGAACCAAAAGCTGCTGGTTCGAGTGGTGATGGATATATTTGGAAATATCTTTATACTGTTAAGCCATCTGAACTTGTTAAGTTCGATTCTACTGAATATATGCCAGTTCCCTCTGATTGGTCAACTGGAACTGATAACTCTGCAATTAGAGATAACGCTGTTGATGGTGGTATTAAAATTGTTGTTATTCAAAATCGTGGTGTTGGTTTAGGAACTGCGAATAGGACATATACAAGAGTTCCAATAAAGGGTGATGGAAGTGGTGCTGAATGTACTGTGACTGTAAATGCGGATCAACAAATTGGATCCGTAGATGTAACAAATCAAGGATCTGGATATACTTTCGGAACAGTTGATATTGTTTCTGGTGGATTACCAAGACCAGATTCATATCCACAACTTGATGTAATTATCCCACCTTCAGGAGGACACGGTAAAGACATTTATAAAGAATTAGGTGCATCTAATGCCTTGGTTTATTCTAGAATTGAAAATGATCCTGAAAATCCTGATTTTATAACTGGTAATGAAATTTCTAGAATAGGTATTATTGAAAACCCACAATCATTTGGATCAACAGCATTACTATCTTTAGATAAAGCAAGTGCTGCTTATGCTTTAAGATTAGTTGGTACAGGATATAGTAACGCAACTTTCACTGCTGATTCAATAATAAAACAAACCACAGGAACAGGTGTAACAGCAATTGGTAAGGTTCTTGATTATGACCAAACAACAGGGGTACTAAAATATTGGCAGGATCGAACCATGGCTGGGTTTACGACAGTCGGTGTTGGAACAACTGCACCAATTCATGGTTTTAATCTTGATCGCTTCACCTCTGATATATCAGATGGTGGAAGTTTTAGTATAGTTCCTGATGATGGATCAAATACTTTAGCGATTCATACATCATTTAGTGGTTTATCAACCTCAATAAATAATAAGACATACTATCTTGGTCAAACATTTACTAATGGTGTATCTAACCCAGAGGTTAAAAAATACTCTGGTAATATAATTTACGTTGATCATCGACCAGCCATTACTCGCTCTTCTAATCAAAAAGAAGATATTAAAGTTATATTGCAATTCTAATCACCCATGGCACAATCCACCAATCTAAATGTATCGCCATATTTTGACGATTTTAATGCAGATGACAATTATCATAAGGTACTGTTTAAACCGGGACTTCCGGTTCAGGCACGAGAATTAACTGGTTTACAATCAATACTGCAAGATCAAATTGCAAAGTTTGGTCAACATATATTTAAAGAAGGGGCAAAAGTAATACCCGGTAATACCAGTTATGATAGTAATTTTGCTTGCGTAGAAATAAATAATGAGTATCTAGGTGTAACAGTTAAATCATATGTTAGTCAATTACTTAACCAAAAAATAGTTGGATTGACATCAGGTGTTTCTGCAACGATAATAAAAATATTAGATTCGACGGATTCGGTAAGAGATAATCTTACTTTATACATTAGATATGACTCTTCAAGTATTAGTAACGAAAACTCTGTATTTGAGAATGGAGAATTATTAGCATCGAATGTTGATATAGTTTCTGGCCCTGAAAATAGTACATTTATACCAAGCGGTGAATCTTTTGCTGGTGCTATATCTGTTAATGCAACATCAAAAGGATCATCATTTTCTATATCAGAGGGTGTCTATTTTGTAAGAGGTACTTTTGTAAATGTACCTACCCAAACTATTTTACTAGATCAATATTCAAATACACCAACAGGTAGAATTGGTCTTAGAGTTTTAGAGGAAACAGTCAACTCTGACGAGGACTCCTCACTCACAGATAATTCAAAAGGGTTTAATAATTATGCAGCACCGGGTGCAGATCGTCTTAAAATAACTTGTTCATTATTCTTTAAAGGTATTGATGATTTAAATGACGATGATTTTGTAGAATTAGCATCAGTCAGAAATGGTGTATTAAGAACAAGGCCTACAACCTCAGATTATAATATATTAAACGATGAATTAGCAAGAAGAACATTTGCTGAATCTGGTAATTATACAGTTAAACCATTTTCTGTATCTGTAAGAGAATCTTTAAATGATAATATTGACAATAATGGTGTATATGGTGATGGACAATCGACTGAAGGTGGATTAATAGCAAGTGAGGATCTTGCACTGTTTCAAGTTTCTGCTGGTAAAGCCTTTGTTAAAGGTTACGAAATTGAAACTATATCATCCAATTTCCTTGACGTAGAAAAACCAAGAACTACCAAAACACTTAAGAGTCAAAGAATTAATTATAATACAGGTGGAACACTAAGACTTAATAATCAAACCGGATCACCTGATGTTGGAATAGGAAATACATTTATAATTAGTTTAAGAGATCAAAGATCGAATGGATTACCCGGTACTGGATCTATATCTGGACAAGAAATAGGTGTAGCAAGAGTTTATGATTTTGCTTTAGAGTCTGGATCATATAGTGCAACTAATGCAAACGTTAATGAATTTGATATATCTCTATATGATGTTCAAACATTTAGTACAGTAACTCTTAATACAGCGATTACACTTAGCACACCTGCATTTATAAAAGGAAAGTATAGTGGTGCCACAGGATTTTTAAGATCATCAACAACAACAGATGCATTAACAATATATGATAAGTCCGGTGAATTAGTTCCGAATGAACCAATAATAATTAACGGAGAAGAGAATAGTAGAATCGCCCTTGCTGTTACATCCTTTGGAATGGCAGATGTTAAGTCATTATATGCTGGGCCTGATCTAGGTAATGTTGGATCTGCAAAAAGTTTTGTAAGTGATGTAATTCAAAAAGACCAGTTTATTTTTGGATCTGCAAATATGACTGGGGTTGGAACTGATGCCAGTAGTGTTTCAATAAGTACTATCACAAGCGGAAATGAACAGTTTCCCGGAAAATTAAAAATTGGCAATATTCTCAAATTTGGTGGGTTAGGAAATAATTTAAAATCATTGGTTAGAATAACAGCGGTTAATGCAGACAATGTTGTTGTAACTGGTGTATCTACTGTAACTGGAGTGACTGAAGGTGCATTATTTGCTACGCAGGGATCCTCTTTAGAAGTTTCTGATCTTACACTCGTAACAACTCCTTTTGAAAAATCATTTGATAATTCGTTATTTACAGTTATGCCAAAGGCGAATGTATCAGATGTTGATATATCATCGGCAACTTTGAATATAAGAAAAACATTTGATGTTACTATTGGTCACTCTGCTGATCAATTAAGTTCAGCTGTTACTGCTGGAACAAATGAAACGTTTTTACCATTCGATGAGGAAAGATACTCTTTAATAAGAAAGGATGGTACGCAAGAAACTTTAACTGCTGATAAATTTACGTTTACTGCAGGAAATGCTACATTACAGATAGGTAATATTGGAACAGATTTAACTGCTAATCAGGATGCAACTTTGGTTGCAACTCTTGCTAAAACAAGTCCAACAGCAAAAATAAAAAGAAAAGAGAGAGTAAATTCACAACTCATAGACAAATCAAGTCAAACTGGATCTGGAACCGGTGGTACAACTTTAAATAATGGATTAACATCAGGAAGTTATCCTTTTGGAACTCGTGTTCAAGATGAGAAAATATCTCTTAACACTCCAGATGTATTAGATGTTTTAGGAATCTTTGAATCATTATCAACTGCTGACCCTTCAGCACCAAAAATGACATTATCATCAATTGATAGTCCAACTGGTAAAACCACAGATTTAATACTTGGTGAAAAAATGAAAGGTGTGTCATCTGGCGCAGTTGCGATTTATGCCGAAACTTTATCAGATTCTCAAATATCATTTGTACTACTTAATGAAGTTGATTTCAAAGAGGGTGAAACAGTTAATTTTGAAGAAGCAAATGTGCAGGCTATAGTTAACACATTAGACAATCCAAGTAAAAATATAACTAAAAGTTATAAATTTAATTCAGGACAAAAATCTACAATCTATGATTTTGGATTTATTCAAAGATTAAGTGATAAAACTGCCCCAACAAAAAAATTAAAAGTTTATTTTACAAACGGATATTTTGAATCAACTGACGAAGGTGATATTACTATTAAATCTTCTTATAATGATTTTGATTATTCAAAAGATATACAGAGTATTAACGGCATAAGAAATACTGATTTGATTGATATAAGACCAAGAGTTTCAAACTACTCTGTTTCAGAAAGTAGTCGCTCTCCATTAGAGTTTTTTGGAAGATCATTCGATGCCTCTGGAAATTCAGCAGCTAATATTTTAGCGTCAGATGAATCAATTCTTTTAGATTACTCTTTCTATCTTGGTAGAATTGATAAAATCTACTTAACTAAAAATGGAAATCTATCAATATCAAAAGGATCTCCAAGCGAAGAACCTGATAAACCTGTAGCGATAGATGATGCTTTAGAAATAGCAGAAATAAATCTACCACCATATCTCTATAAAGTCTCAGATGCTTCTTTATCTTTCTTAAAACATAAGAGATATCGAATGCAAGACATTCGTAAACTTGAAGAGAGAATACAAAATTTAGAATATTACACTACATTATCTCTCTTAGAAACTGAAACATCAAATCTATTCGTATCTGACGAAAATGGATTGAATAAGTTTAAATCAGGTTTCTTTGTTGATAATTTTACCACATTATTACCGCAAGAAACTGGTATAGCAGTTAAAAATAGTGTTGATTTAACACAAAAAGAATTAAGAGCATCTCATTATTCTAATTTAATTGATTTACAAGTTGGCCCTGTAGAAGGACAGAATACTATTTTTAATGGTGCTGATCCTGAAGGTACAAATATAAAGAAAACTGGTAATGTAATTACTCTTGATTATGATGAAACTCCATATCTAACACAATCATTTGGAACTAGATCAGAGAGTGTGACACCATTCTTACTTAATTTCTGGCAAGCATCTCTTGATTTAACACCAGCATCAGATACATGGGTTGATACTGTAAGACTTGAACCAAAGATTGTTCAGAGAGAGGGAAATTTTGCTGCAACAGTTGCTGAAGCAGAAAGATCATTTGGTGGATTTGATCCTCAAACTGGACTAACTAGCACAATTTGGGGAGGATGGCAAACTGTTTGGACTGGAACAGATTCTTCAACTAGAACAGGAAATAGGAGACAGGAAAGAGCTCCTGCAAATAGATGGGATTTAAGTGGTGTAATTGTACAAGACACTATAACAGATAACTTTAGAACAGGAACATCAACAAGAAGTGGATCAAGGCAGTTAATTACTGAACAATTTGATCAAGTATCTCAAGGCGATACTACTTTAAGTAGTGAAGTAATACCAAGAATGCGTTCTAGAAATATTACGTTTGATGGTAGTGGATTCAAACCTCAAGCAAGATTATATTCATTCTTTGATGGTGTGAATATGACCAAATATTGTGTTCCAAAACTTTTGGAAATATCAATGAAATCTGGTGTATTTCAAGTTGGAGAAACTGTAACTGGTGAAGTATTTTCTAGCAATTCAGCAGATCCTTCTATAATTAAATTTAAAGTTGCAGTATCTAATCATAAACAAGGGCCATTTAATGCACCAACAAGAATATATGCAAAAAATCCTTATACAACTCAAACAGCATCTACATCATTAGAAACATATTCAGGAACTCCCGGAACAGTTCAACTTGCAGGTGGTGGTAGTGCATCAATTATTCCTTCATCATATTCCTCAACATCAACTACTTTGAATGTAGATTTGGATTCACTTGCTGAACAAGCACAAGGTGATTTCTTTGGTAGAGTTGAAACTGGTATGATATTGAAAGGTGGAACATCAGGTGCAGAGGCTGAGATTACCAATCTTAGATTAATATCTGATTATGCAGCATCAGTTCTTGGTAGTTTGTTTATACCAAATCCAAATGTATCATCAAACCCAACGTTTGAAACTGGAAAAAGAACATTCGTATTAATTGATAATGATCAAAATACTTTAAGTAATGCATCAACAACTGCTCAAGAAGTCTTTGACTCTGCTGGTTCATTAGAAACTGTTCAAGAAAATATAATTTCATTAAGAAATGCTAGTGTTCAAACATTAAGTGTGTCTGGTAGTAGATCAGCAAGAGAATTAACTGGATCTGCTGTTACAACAAATATAATTGAAGAGATACCAGATTTTGATGATGATCCTTTAGCACAATCATTCTATATACCAGATTCTACTGGTATCTTTGTAACAAGTTGTGAGGTTTATTTTGAGACAGTCGATGATTCAAATGTTCCAGTTCAGCTTGATATTAGAACTGTTAAACTTGGAACTCCAACTCAAGAAGTGCTTCCATTTTCACAAATAAATTTAAATCCAGATCAAATAACAACATCAACAAATGGATCTGTATCAACTAAATTTACATTTAAAGCACCAGTATATTTGTCACCTGCAACTGAATATGCAATTTGCATGTTGTCATCATCGGCAAAATATAGAGTGTTCATTTCAAGAATCGGTGAGAACGATTTAATTACTGACGAATTTGTATCTAATCAACCAACATTGGGGTCATTATTTAAATCACAAAATGCTTCAACATGGGAACCAAGTCAGTGGGAAGATCTTAAGTTTATTCTTAATAGAGCAGACTTTACAAGTTCAGGATCTGTTGAAATATATAATCCAATCTTAGCAGAGGGTAATGCACAAGTTCCAAAATTATTACCAAATTCTTTAAATTTAACAACAAATAAAATTAGAGTTGGATTATCATCAGCATTTACTGGTAAAGCAAATGATATTCACCCGAATATTGGTAATACAATATCTCAGCAAGAATCAAATGCTACAGGTAAATTGGTTTCAACTGCAGGTATTGCAACTGGTGCTCTTACAGTATCAAGAGCTGGATTGGGATATACATCTACAAGTTCAGTAACTCGTTCTGGAACAGGTCATTCAGTTGTTGGTGTTGCATTATCAACAATAACTGGAAGTGGTAGAAATGCTGTTGCAACCGTTTTATATAATATTGGATCAGTCGTATCTGCAACTATAACAAATGGTGGTGCAGGATATTCAGTAGGTGACGTTCTAGGAATAACAACAAGTTTGGGTATCAATGCAAGACTAACTGTTGCATCTATTGGTAGTACGAGTGAATTGATACTTGATAATGTTCAAGGAGGATTTGAAGTTGGTGCTGGTAAAACTATCATGTATGCTGCTTCAACTACAGGAATCACAAGCGCGATAACAGGTGCGGGTGGTCAGACTGGATCATTTATTCCAACAAGTGGTATAACAACAGTAAC